GCAAAGATGGATTTGGAAAAGTCCGTCAAGGCATACGGCGCGGTCCGTGAGATTAACCACGGTCTGATGAAACAAGGCGTCAGAATTCTGTGCGATACAGCAACGGAGACAGTGGCAAAGGGCGAAGACGGCGACAGCGTGGAAGAAAGGTTTGTTCTTTCCATGGTTCTGGAGCCGAACGATGGCGAAGGCGATTCCCAGTATAAGCCAGACACGCAGGGAGACATCTACTCTGCCGAAGAGGTTAGAAAAGCGTGCCATGTGTGGATGGAATATTACGGCGAAGTAGACCTCATGCATTCTTGGCGCTCACTTGGGAAACAGGATGTTAGAGTGCTGGAGTGTTTTGTTGCTCCAGTTGAATTTCAGAATGGTGACGAGAAGGTGGCGAAGGGCTCCTGGATGTTGGGTTTACGGATCGCCAACGACGAACTGTGGAAGGCGATCAAGGATAAGGAACTGGGAGCCTATTCGATAGGTGGCACAGCAAACAGGGTTCCGCTTGAAGCGGCTTAGGAGGTCGTTATGATTGTCAACAGAGTGAGAATCAACAAAGCGGGAAAGCCTGATAAAGAACCCGAAGTGAAGGTGTATCGCCTAACGGACATCGAACCGCAGTTCGTGTCTTTGGTCACAGCCGGTGCCAACCGCCAGACCAAATTCCAGGTAGTAAAGGCCGGCTCCTGTCTTCTGTGTGGTTCAATCGAAGCGTGCGGTTGTCCTGCATGGTCCCGCGTAGACAAGGCAGTTCCGGCCGCCGATGCGACCAGCGAAGACAAGCGCCAGGCCCAGATGCAAAGAGCCAAGCAGTACGGCATCGAGGAACTGGAGGCCGGTGCGAACCTTTCATACCCATCGGGAGATCCGACAACGGAGAGCCTGTATGGAGATCCTGTGAACCTGAAATACCCATTCGGCAGAACGAACAACCAGCCGGACGTGAACAGGATCAGAAATGCGCTTGCTCGGTTCAAACAGGCGCACGGAACATATTCACAAGAGAAATCCAAGGCAGTGATCTATTCCAGAATCGTGACGGCGGCTTTGGCTCAAGGAGTCAATGTTTCTTACGATTCGGCGGACCCGATTGATAGATTGCTCCCTCAGGAATTGGTTGACAGGCTTGCCAAAAACGAGGACGAGAAAAAATCTGCAAAAACAGGAGGCAGTAGCAGTAAGGGCACGGAGAATGCCGACTTCTGTGCATGGCTGGAAAATGCCGCTGCCGGAATAGATTCGTTGCTGATGGATGCGCGAATCGAATCCGTGTGCTCCAAGATGGTAGATGGCGCTCGATCCAAGTCGGTAAGTAAGGATGCTCAAGTCGGCGACGTGCAGAGTGGGCACTCTGTGGAGCGGCTCCTTGAGAAATCGAGGCAGCTAGAAAAGGCTTTGGCCAAGGCGGAAGAAGACAAGTTGGCGCTATCTGGTGAGGTGCGTAGTTTGAAAGAAGACAATACCAAACTGCGCAAGGAACGCGACAAATACCGCGTTCAGATCGCCAGGCTACGCAAGGGCGTAGGCGGTACCACGGCACTGATGACGGGCAATGTGAGGCAGGAGAAAAAACAAGCCGAGCATGGCAAGCCCGAAGATGTCAGGTGGGCGGCAGGCGGCGACATGTGCAAGCGAGTTGGCAAGGTCTGAGGGTAGAGGATTGCGGGTTGGTAGAAACAAAAAAACAAATTGCTTCACGGAGGTAAAAGAGAAATGATTTCCAACAAAACGATCATGCAAAAAGCCGACATGGAGGTCGCTGACCTCATTGCTGATGGCGGCTACCTGCAAGCAGAGCAGGCGGAGAAGTTCATCGTCGATCTGATCGAAGAGTCGGTCATGATGAAACTGGTTCAGGTGCAGGCGCTGAAAAGCCACACCAAGATCATGGGCAAGGTAGGCATCGACGGGTGGGTATTGAAGCCCGGTACGAGTGGCGCTGCGCTGGCAGTTGCCGACAGAACCAAGCCGACCACCGACGAGGTGACCCTGTACACCCATCTGATGAAGGGTGAAATCCGGCTCAATGACGAGGTCCTCGAGGACAATATCGAAGGCGGACAGTTCAAGAACACCGTCATGCAGATCATGGCCGAGCACGTGGCACTGGACATGGACCGGGTGCTTGTGAACGGCGACACCTCGGGCGCGACCGGGACCGTCCTCGACCTTATTGACGGGATGCTGGTCAAGGCCACCACGCATATCGTAAACGGCGGCACCGTCCCGATCAACAAGGGGATGCTGAAGGACGCCATCAAGGCCATGCCCTCTCAGTACAACCGGTTGAAGGCACAACAGAGATTCCTCACCAGCGAGGATGCGGAGACCGACTATCGCGACTACCTGGCCGACCGGGCGACCGTGCTCGGCGATAAGTTCATCGAAGGCGACGGCCCGGTGCGGTACAACAACCGGCCGATCCTGCCGGTGCCGGTGTTCCCGGACAACCTGGGAGCAGGAACCGACTGTACCAACATCCTCCTCACCCATCCCAAGAACGCGGTATGGGGCGTCTGGCGGAAGGTGAAGGTCGAGACAGACAGAGACATCACTTCTGGTGAGTGGATCATGGTCGTGACGGTGAGGGCCGGTTTCGAATACGAGGAAGAGGACGCGGTAGTAAAGGTGACGAACGTCCAGACTCAATAGTAATCGGCAACCGTTTAGTTGAAGAAAGGTGGATGTGATGTCGAACCAAATACCTCTAGACCATTTTTCAGGGCAACGGAATATTGCCCCTGAATTAGGGTACGGCGACCCGCAAGACCTGGCGAGGCTCATTCGCGGGCTTCAGGGTGCGGCGGGTGCCCGTGCTTCGAGCTATCAGGCGACGGCCGCGACGGCCGCCGAAGTGGTGATGATTGCCCCAGCGGCGGGGTTCATCGAATCCGTCAAGGCGGTAGCCGGTGCCGGTGCCGCTGCCGGTGAATCATTGACCGTAGATGTCAAGATCAACGGCACAACGGTATTGACTGCGGCTATCGTGTTGGATGCAGCGGCGGGCACAGACGTTAAGAGCGGCACGCTTGACTCGGCGGCAATCGAATTCGCTGCCGACGATCTGATCAGCGTGGAGCGGACTTATGTGGCTGGCGGAGGTCCAACGCCAATCGTCAATTCGTTGGTGGATGTGTTCTACACACTGGACACGCTTAGCTAAGAAAAAAAGGATAACAAACGGCTATTGGCTGTTTATGAAAAGGAGTTCTGAGAATGAGCATTGGAGCCATTACCATGGGCGAGATCACCGGCGAAAAACCGAGCGCGCCCTTGTTTGCAATTGACGTTTCTTTCGCGGGAGACAGTTCCTATCCGACTGGCGGCACTGCCGACTTCCAGGAATCTGTCCGGGATGCAATCGAAACCTACATGGCGGCGCAGAGCGACGCCAATGTCCGCGGCCGCTGGAACGTGGAAATTCAATGTGTCGCAGGTTTCAACTGCGGTCAATACGTGCCGTGGTACGATGCGGCGAATGACAAGTTGTACGTGCGAGACGGTGGTCACGCCACCTGGGACGAGGTGGCAAATACGACCAACCTCTCGGGAACGACCTTCAACCTGACCCTGCTGTGCAAGTAACAGGAGACGGTTGGTATCGACAGTAACACGGTGAACCTGGCGGCTTAGGCCGTCAGGATTCATCAATAGTTGGAGGTAGCAGAATGATACATGCCGTCAGACTAAGGCCACGAAACAAAAAGAAGGGCCATGGAATGAAGACCTACAAATCGTATGCTTGCGGAAAGGTGTACAAGGTAGGCGAAGGAAACCAGCCGTCCCCGGTCTATATCGTGGACAACAAAAGAGAGCTGCAGGAGCTTCGTGAATACCCGCAATTTGAGATCTTGCCCTTTGACAGCCGTGAGGAGTTGAATGCATTTCTCGAAGGCGAAGTGCTGAAAAAGGTCCGTTCGGGTGAGAACGTTGTGGCTCCGAAAGTGGAAAAGGTACGGGAGAAACCGAAGAAGGACATCTTTGCTCCTGATAAATTGGACCAGGACGCCGCCAATGAAAATCGCGGTAGGCCGGTGAAGAAAGACGATGAGGAATTTTTCACCAAAAGAAACGCACTGGAGTCGGAGTTCGAACCAGATACGGAAGGCGAAGAGTTCCAGGAGTTGCGCCAAGAAGTCCGCGAGATGGAAGATAAGCTATCTGAGGCAAAGGCGATGGGCCGAACCCAGAAGACTATCGACAAGTGGGCAGAGAGGTTGGCCGAGGCCAAAGAGGCGCTGAACAAGGCAGAGAAGCAGGCGAAGATCCGTTAACGGCTTCAGAAGGTAGAAGGTGAAGGTATGGACACAGCCAAGAGGCCGAGAGAAGCGGCCTACAAGGAAACCAACGATCTTGCGTTCGCTGCCTACATACACATGCGCGGGCTCAAGATACAGAAGGCGGTAAAGTGGCAGAGAGGTCATGCAATTGAATACAGGTTCACATTTCACGACCCGGAAAGCGAATGGGATCAGTTGTCACTTGATTTCGCCAACAGTGAATGTTTGACGTTCGACGGTTCGGTGAGAACTTTAAAACGGCTCTGCAATAACACTCGGTCGAATGGAGGTTAACTGCGGGGCACGTGGGGTTTGACATGGCATTTGGCCTCAATCTAACCTGGGAGGCATCTACGGTGAACGCGCTGGTGGATGCTGGCTATGATTTTTGGTCTGTGGAAAAAGAGGAGGCCGGCCCTGTCTATACTCCTATTGCTCCCATGACTGCTTTTCCTCCGCTTGCCAAGGACGTTACCCAGTACGTTTTTACATATTCCACTACAGACGTTGCCGTCATACCGACCATTCGTGCCAGAGCGTACAGATCGTCGGATAGTACATATGATGCCACCTCGATACCCGTCACAGTTTCACTGGCTGGTTACTGCACCATTCAGGATGTCAGAGATCAAGGCTACACCGCTGTGCTTTATCCAGATGCCGACGTTCAGAAAGCTATTGGCGATGCCACAGCTTTGATCGACAGGGTAACAAGGCAGTGGTTCGAGCCGCGGTTCAAGCGTGTCATGATGGACGCCAAGAAGCTGGATCAGTTGTTTCTTCAGGTGCCTATCGTTGCCGTGATGAGAATGGAGATTGACGAGGTGGCGATGGAGATGGACGAGTTCCTGATCTACAACCGCCATCTGACGCACGGCATAGTGAACCCAGATGACAGGGCGGACCCGCGTGTCACTTGGGGTCAAGCGAGGTCCAATCTGGACATCAGGCGGCTGTACGGTGGAGGTCGGTTTGAGCAGGCGCGAAAAAGTGTGATGCTTTCTGGCGTCTTCGGCTACACGGAACATGGTCCGGGAGATTACATCGGCGAGACGGCAAAGGGCAGCCAAGTGCCTATCAGTTATGGAGGTCCGCCGATACCGATACAGAAGGCGGCCTTGCGATTGACCATCAGGTACTTCCAGCCGTTGGATCAAGGCGATGACATTTCCAAGGCCAGCCGTGTGATAGAAGAAAAGACCAGGGACCAGTCCTACAAGCTAAGCACGCCATCTGAACAAGATGGAAGTTACGGGATCACCGGTGACATCGAAGTGGACAAAATACTAATGATGTATCCGGCACCATTAGACTGCGGAGTTGTTTGATGCGTGGCAGGCTGATCAACAAGTTCCTTGTGACGATTACAAGGCTTGACGAGTCGGCCACTGGCGCGGTTGTGGGCGGTGGATGGGACGACGATTTTCAGGAGCAAATACCCGTGGACGATGGCACGCAGGAGGGAAGCGATTCTACGCGATACCATGACGCGGATATTCTCACATGCCAGCTAGACAGGACTACTTGGGGGAAGATAGATTCGACCAGGGGCGGTGAACAGAAAGAGGCGGATATTGTTATCGCACTGCATTGGCCGGAGCTGGAGAATAAGGGGTTGCTGGACGCAGACGGGCAACCTGTTTTCAAGCGAGGTGACAAGATCATTGACATCAAGACCTTGAAGGGTCAGATCGATATTGTCTTTGACGACCCGCCAGGAATGTTTGTCAGAGAATGGGACAGAGCAGGTCACGGCCTTGCCGCCTTCGGGACGCCCAAGACCAATTTGCTTTATCTTTATTGTGATTATGACAGGGAGGGTACCGAGTAGTGCTTGGTGTTCGTATAGTCATGGAAGGAAGACAAGCCGTATCGCAACGCCTTAATGGCTGGGCGAAAAATATGGACAGGTACGTGAACCGCTCCGTGGCTCAAGAGGCCCAGTTGTTAAGAAGGATGATGGTGTCTGGCATTCGCAGGCAGGCGCCTGGCGGAAAGAAGTTTCTGCCGATTAGCGAAGCGACCAAGAAGAGAAAAAAATCCTCCAAGGCTCTTATCGATAAGGGTGACTTGATCAGAAGCATAAACGTTCAACCGCTATTCGGTGGACAGGCGTATTTCGTGGGAGTCCACAAAAACTCGGGTATGAAAAACGGCGAGCCGATAGCGAACATTGCCGAAGTACATGAGTTCGGAACGAAGGACGGCAGAATACCTGCCAGGCCATATCTACGTCCGGCTTTCTCACAATGGAAGAAAGGAAACGTGGCGAGGGTAAAGGTCAGGATCATGGATCAAATGGGACTTGGCAAGGTTGTCAGGATAGCAGGGCTGAAGAAAGTCCTCGCCGACTCCAACAGCAAGGCGAAAGGATTTCAGCATGAAATCGAAGGCCAATACAAGCGCGGAAAGTTGCGTTGGAGGGTGGCGTAAATGGCAGTGCCTACCATAACATCGATAGATCCGAACACCGGTTTGACTCGCGGCGATAACATAATAAAGATCAGCGGTACCAATTTCAGGCTGCCTCCGCCACCTCCGTCCACCGGATACCTTGGCGGCGATCAGCAGAAGACGGTAAGCGTAAAATTCGAAGGACAGGAGAGTGCTTGGGCGTATTCCGCAAGTGCCACTATGATATTGGCGCGAGTACCAGAGTACCGCGGACCACACGACATAGCGTACCCTGTGTCTTTGGACGTAAGGGTTGCCAATTTGGACGACAGCGGACTGGAGATTCCCGGAGAGAATGTGACGGAGGTTGACGGGTACGATGTGGATAGGCCGTCTCTGGCTGTAGAGAGCTATTTCCAGCGAGTTATCAGGGCCTTGCAGCATGTATTCAAGAGGCATGTGCACCCGCATGTGTATGTCACGGTAAGCAGGGATGCTCCAAGCTCGGCGCTGGACGACCAGCGGCTTGTCGCCGATGCGCCGGCGTTGTACCTCACTGGGCCGAGAACGCCCATAAATAGATTTGATAGTATCAATAGAGAAGAAGGTGAGATAGACCCCGGAGATCCCACGCAGTACTACAGGCGGCGATATCCGGTAACCGTTGATATGGACTTTGTGCTGGAGATTGTTGCCAAGAGTAGTCGGCAGCTTTATGGGTTGATTCAATCCACGCACTTGCTGTTCAGGGATGTCACGGAAGTCCGAGTGACAGACGACCCTGGCGACGATCCAGTCAATCCGACAGGCACCTATAAAGAATACGAAATATTAATGCCATGGGAATTTCCTGTGGATGTGAACAACACGCCGAACCCGAGCGATCTTTTTACGGCATCGGCCGGTGTACGAATCAGAGGCGTGCATATCGACGAGGAAGCTGGTAACATCATAGAAAGAGGATGGATAGTAGACGCAACGTCAACAGAAGTGCAGCCGATGACAATAGGCGGCTAGGCTTGGAGGATGCAATGGACCAGATTGGTATACAGAATTTAACTCGGATGTCTAAGATCTTCGTGCTGCCACATTCGGTGTGCAAGAAGATTGGGAAATGTCTGTGCAAAAAAGGAAATCCCTTTTCCCTGCACATCCCGTCCGGTAAAATGGTAGAGACCTACAAAGAGGTGCTGGAGCTGAAAGACATCCAGCGCGCAATAGAGAAAAGACAGATCGCAGTAAGGCAGTTGAAGAAAAAGGTAGCAGAGGCGGATGGAAAGGCTCCAGCGAAGCCTAAGAGCGAAGGCTTTGGCTCGGGATCGAAAAAGAAAAAAACGTTGGCGAAAAAAGAGGGTAGCCAAAAAAATTAACCCTGACGGTAACTAAGAAGGAGAGAGAAAATGGCATCTACTGAGCTGTTAGCCAGCAAAGTTGTCATCCTTGAGGAAGAGCCAAACATCCCGGCCATAACTGCGCTCCCCAGCGCCGTGCTGTTGGTGTGTGGCATCACCGAGAGGGGGCCTATTGCTGACAGAACACTTGTTACGTCATTCGACGAATACAAGAAAGTGTACGGTGGCTTTACTGTGAATTCACAGGTGGCTCTGGCCGTGCACGGATTTTTCATGCAGGGCGGTTCGTTTGCGTGGATTACGCGAACGGTGCATTTTACCGACCTGACTGACCCAACAACCTACACAGCCACCAAGGGTTCTGTCATGCTACAGAACGCCGGTTCTGCGGCGAGCCCGGCAGTGGTGGGACCAGGAACAGAGACAGAACCCTTCCACCTCGACCCCGGCGACCATATCGATATCGACATCGGCGGCGGTAGCGTGGCGGCGACGTTCAACGCAACAGGCGGCCAGATTACCGATGCCGCTGTCTATCCGATTGCGGCGCTGACTGGCGGCGAGACGATGGGGATCACGGTGGACGGCGCGAACGGAGGCCGTGAACAAACGATTACGGCGGTGGGCGGCGAGACGAGTGCTCTGGACATCGCCAACCTGATCAACAGTCAAATCCTCGGTGCGGCGGCGACAGTGGTCGGAGGTCAGGTCCAGCTCGACACGGATAAGAAGGGTACGGATGCTGGAATACAGGTGACGACAGTCGGCACGCTGAATCCAATCCTCATCTTCCCGACTGCCAAATCTTCTGGTACTGGCAACGTGGCGGACATCTACAACGTTACCGCACTGGAGGCGGAGGCGGTCATCGAGGCGGCGCATGCTGCGGCAGTCGATGTGGTCATCGGCGGCACGGGCGCGTTGAGTATCGAAACGGTGGCGACGGGGATTGCGGCGACCATCCAGGTTCTCGGTACTTCCACCGTTGACTTCGGTCTGGATAACGATGTCCATACCGGTTCGGATGCGACACCGGAAGACACGCTGTACGTGGAAGGCAAAACACCTGGTGCCTACGCAAACCTGATCACCATTCTGATCGAAAATGCCAGCAATGGTGAGGCGGCATCGTTCAATCTGAAGGTGCTTTCGGATGGCGCAGTCAAGGAAACGTTTCCCAATCTGACCATGGATGACACGTCCACGCAGTATGTGGAGACGATAGTCAACAACGAAAACTACGGCAGCAACCTGGTTGTCGTGACAGATCAGGGCTTGGTTCTGTCTGCCTTGCTCAAGAGACCAGTAAACGGCACCAGCGCGAACATGACGGGTGGTGACGACGGGCTCACGGGCTTGGCCGATGCCGACTATCTCGGGAACGAAGCCGGGCCTACAGGGCTGTACTGCTTCGATGTGGTGGCGACGGGCAGCTTGCTAATCGTCCCCGGTGTGTACACACCGGCAGTTCACAAGGGTATGATGGACTATGCGGAAGTCCACCGCAACGGTTCCATCTTTTGCGTGCTGGATTGTCCTCCAGGGTACACGGCTCAGGAGGTTATTGAGTACGTGGAGACGACGGCCGCAATCTTGGAGTATTCCGAGTACGGTGCCATCTACTGGCCCTGGATCAAGATCACCAACCCGCAGACGAGTGTGTTCGGCACCAGTGAGACACTGACCGTTCCGCCGAGTGGCTGGATCACCGGTAAGTATGCCAGCAACGATCAGCGAATCGGCGGTGTTTACGAATCGCCAGCAGGCATCGGCGGCGGGTACGGAATTCTTCGCGGTATCAGTGGCGTGGAGGACGACCCGAGCGGCAGCAAGGTGCATCAGGTGGAAGATGAGCGCAAGCGCGATCTGGTCTATCCCAAGCGGATCAATCCGATCACTCGCCTGCCCGGCACACCGTGGCACATCGACGGTGGCCGCACGCTGAAAACGACTGGCAACTTCCCTAACATCGGCGAGCGGCGTGGGGTTATCTTCATTGAGCAGACTATTGGCAGGTCTCTGATCCAGTTCAAGCATCGCTTTAACAACAAAACCACCAGGCAGCAGGTCAGTCGCGTGGTTACTGTTTTCCTCACGCAGGAAATGAACAAGGGCGCGTTCAGATCGACAGATTCGGAGACGGCTTTCTTTGTCGATGTGAGCGATCAGCTTAACCCAGTTGCAAACGAATTCGCCGGTATCCTGACGCTGCGGATTGGCCTTGCGACCAACAAACCGGCCGAGTACATTGTGGTCCTGGTGACACAGGATACCCGTGCGCTGGAAGAAAGCCTGGCGGCATAAGGAGGATTAGATGGGACAGCCAACTAATTGGTGGAAGAAGTACAAATTTGTCATCGAAATTGATGGCATCGCCAGGGCTGCCTTCAAGACCTGCTCCGATCTGCGCATCAATACGGAGACGGTTGCCTATAGAGAAGGTGGCCGCTTAAACGCGCACAAGGCGCCCGGTCTGGTGGAGTTCCCGCCGATTACCCTCGAAAGAGGCAAGACAAACGATTTCGATCTGTACAACTGGTTCTTGGACACTTTCAAGGCATCGTCTGGCACCGGCGAGGTTACCCCGGATCTGTATCGGAACTTCGATATTGTCCAGCAGGATCGCAAGGGCAACGAGGTCGAGCGGTACACCATCTTTGATGCCTACTGCTCGGAGTATGGCGCGGGCGACTGGGACAACGATGCGTCCGAGGTGGCCTTGGAGCAGGTTGTGGTCGAGCTGGATCGCTGGGAGCGCAAGCGCTAAGGCGGCATGGTTTCGTAGTTCGTAATGGATACGCCTGGCGGGGTTGTTCCTCGCCAGGCAATATCCTGTTTGGGTTACAGAAGTAGGTAGACAAGAGGGGTTTAGAAGCAGAAGGAGGTTTCGCATGACCCAAAGTATATTCACCTTGCCATCTACGGCACAAATAGAATTCAGAAAAGTGAAATTGGCGGAAGAAAGTCTGCTATCCGTTGCTGCCAAAAAGAAGCGCTCAAACATCGATGCCGCCCTGACGGAGATCATGACAAGATGCGCTGTAAGCGTGAAAGATCCTGGGCCATATCCGTTCATGGAAGTGGGCGGAAAGCCTGACTGGAACCTGATGGCCAAGGGCGACAGGTTTGCGGCAATGCTGGATCTGAGATGCCTAACCTATCGGGATGGCCATCTGTATGATGTGGATCTGCGCTGCACCAACAGCCTATGCGGTGAGAAGTTCAACTGGGAAGTGGATATACCCAAAGACGTTTTGCGTATCAATTTCCCGCAAGAGTCCGTGGATAAGCTGCGCAGTGGCGGTCTGTTCGAAGTGACCATTGACGGCAAGGTGGTGAAATACAATATCGCTATCGGCAAAACGGAAGAGGTCTACAATCGCCTTTGCATGCAATACCCTGGCAGGGATATGGCTTCGGCGTTGCGTGCGCGCATTGTCGAGGTAGAGGGTTTGCAGCCAAGCCAGATCATGGACTGGCTGGACGGCGAAGGCGGCAGTGAATTCGAAGGCTTGACCAGTCAGGATGCGGAAGACTTGCGCGATGCTTTTGACCGTGTGGATGGCGGAGTAGATACGACACTGGAGGCCGAGTGTCCTGCATGTCATAGCGTAATAGAGTTTGATCTCCCTTTTTCGGGAATCTTTCTCCCTGGCAAAGGGATTTCAGAGCGGCGGAGACGGCTGCGGCGGGAGGCTATGGCCAGGAGGGAGGAGAGCAAGACGACGGCGGACAGCGAATAGTTGAGATACTGCCTCTCGGTGCGCTGTCCAGCGAAGAGATCTTGAAAGTACGACAAGCTCTATCTTGGCAGCCGTTGTTTGGTTCTTGCCTCCGAATAAGCTACCTCGACACCTTGGAATTATCCATGGACGAGGTGGCAGAGAACTTGGAGTTCATAGAAGAACAACGGCGAGCCGAATGGAAGGCCGCATTCGGGAAAGGCAACAAGTAGATGGCGATGAATGAATTTGGCGCTGGGTTTAAAATCTACGCCAAAGATTATGCGTCTGGTGTTTTCGGAAAAGTAGGCAAGAACTTTTCCAACATGTCTTCCAAGGCTGATTCGGACGCCAAGCGGATTCAGGCTGGTATGATGCGGATCGGAAAGGGCATGGGCCTGATAGCAGCCGGTTTTGGCATCGTCAGACCGCTTCAAGTAGCACTCCGAGAAGCCACCAAACTAAACAAGGCGTTGGCGGAAGTGGCAACGTTGACCGACGAAGCCACGTTTCCTGTTGCGAAGATGAAAGACCTCGTGAAGGATTTGTCTGCGGAATACGGAGACGAGTCTGTCACGCAGGCAAAAGCGCTTTATCAGACCATTTCTGCCGGATACTCGGACGCTGCCGACGCCGCGGCAATGATGACCACAGCCAACAAACTGGCGGTCGGCGGAGTGACCGATGTGGCGACGGCGGTGGACGGCCTGACCAACGTCATGAACACCTACTCGGCGGCAAACCTTGAGTCCTTGGACGTGTCGGATGCCATGTTCATCGCTATGAGAGAAGGCAAGACGACTATCGGTGAATTGGCCAGTCAGATTGGACGTGTGGCACCTGGTGCCGAAGCGCTCGGCATCAAGTTCGATGAACTTTTCGCCGCCATTTCCGCTGTGACCTCAAAGGGTATCAATACGGCACAGACATCGTCTGGTTTGGCTGCGGCCATGGCCAATGTGGTTAAGCCCACTGCCGATGCCACGAAAGAAGCCAAGAGGCTTGGCATAGAATTTTCTGCCGCATCTTTGCGGTCGAAGGGCTTGTCTGGATTTTTGGACAGCATTACACAATCGGCAAAATTCAACGACGATACCATCTCCAAGTTGTTTGGTTCTATTGAGGCGTTCAAGGTCATGACGGCGTTGACCAGCAATGAGTCGGAAAAATTCAACGCGGTTATGGAGAAGATGGCGCAGCGCGCGGGCTCTACGGCGGCGGCCGTTGCGAAGATGGAGAAGACCTTCGAGCATCAATCGAAGAGAATGAAGCAGATAACAAACAACCTGCTTACTTCTGTGGGTGACACGGTAGAAAGTATTATTGCACCCATACTAAGATTTGTGAATTGGGTTACGTCTGGCATAACAAAGTTCTTCGAATCGTTGCCGGAAGGTGCGAGAAAAGCCATCGTGTCTGTGGTTGGAGCTTTCGGTGGTCTGGTTGGCGTGGCGGGTGTAATAATGGTCGTGACCGGTGCCTTGTCCATGCTCGGCATCGGCCTTACCAGCATTCTCTTGCTGTTCGGCAAGCTGCTACTGTTTGCGGTTCCGCTGACCGTGTTGTTCGCAGGGCTCGGCATTGCGGCCTATTCTGCCTATCGTGCCTTTCAGAAGAACACAGGCGGCATATCGGACTCCTGGGAAGACATGCTCAAGAAGGTCAAGCTAGCCTGGGGTGGCATGATGGCAATCATCAAAGGTGAGCCACTCGACGAAGAGCTTAAGAAGCAGTTGACCCGGGCGGAGAATCAAGGCGTCCTACGGTTCCTAAAGGGCTTTGAGAGATTCGTGGAAAAGGTCAAGACATTCTGGCGTGGGTTGGTGGCAGGATTTGAGGCAGGCGTAGACCAGCTTGCCGAGTCGGCGGCCATGAAGAAACTGCAAGGTGCCATAGACGGCGTTGTTGCCATGTTCACTGGCGAAGGGAAAGACACCGATCCAAAGGTGTTGAAGCAGTGGGAAGAACAGGGCATGAAGACTGGGCAGCGGCTGGCGCAGCTTGGAGAGATAGCGCTCAATGCACTGGCGGCGATTGTGAATTTTGGTAAGTGGTTTGCCAGTGTGATTTCTCAAATTACAGCGGGTGATATTGTCGGAGTGATCAACGGTGCGATAACGTCTTTTGAAGGACTATGGGCCGTGTTGAAAGAAGTGGCCATGGTGCTTGGAATAATCTTCAAACTCATTTCTTCCGTGATCAACCTGATACAGACTGTTGGTGCGGTAATAGGAGATTTCTTAGGTATGACTGCTGGCGTGGTGTCGTCAGGGTTTGATGTTTTCACGTCCATTTTCCAAGGTGAGGATGCGTACAAACAGGCAAAGGAAAGAGCAAGGCTATTCCAGGAAAGTGCCAAACCGTTTGAGGCAACGCAGGAGCAGCTTGGAGACTTTGCGAGGATATGGGGTTCGGAGACCACATACGGTTTGCCCGAATCGGAAGTGAGGAAAATTGAAGATCGAAGGAAGCAGCAGGAGGATTTTCTTAAGGCTATGAGAAAGCCGATTATGTCTGACGGTATGAATATCCGAGAGCCGTTGCAAATACCGAGGAGCAAGGTGGACATTGAGCCGATAATACCTCCTTTGTCTTTCCCTGAAAAAGTCGTATCGGTGGTTCCCGATGTGGAGCCTATTCGGCTAGAAGAGCAGGTGATTTCGGTAACCCCTGATGTCAAGCCGACAACCATTCCTGAGCAGGTGATTTCGGTAACCCCTGATGTCAAGCCGACAACCATTCCTGAGCAGGTGGTGTCGGTAACCCCTGAGATGGAGCCGATTAGATTGGCAGAGCAGACTATCTCGGTTAATGCGGAGTCTAATGTTATCAAGCTACCCGTGCAGACCATTAATGCTGGCGGTGGCTTAGAGAAACCTGTTGGACCTGCCCAGGTAGAAAAGCCGGCGCAGGTTATCCAGTTTCCGAAGCCTACAGAACCAGAGGAGAAGATAGGCGTTGCAAAAGACCCGCAAGCGATGGCCATTTTGACAGAGTTGAGGGGACAGCGAGAATCGATCTTGCGTTGGATGAATACGTCCACCTCTGAATGGAAGAAAAAGGAGCCCGGACTGAAGTCTTATCAGGAGGCGACTGCCGCAGAAAGGGCGCAGTTTGTTGCCGAACTGGATAGAATAGAGCGTATGATAAAGGCACTTTCTAACCGCCCGGTTGACGTTAGAATAGGCCAGGAGAAAGTTGCCAGGGCAGTGCAGACCTCAGACAGATTCACCGGCACGAGGGATCTGGATGAATCATTTGGGTATTGACAATGGCTGACTCCACAGAAGGAAAACCGACAGACAACGCGAAAGGTACCAACCTTGGTATTGCCGCTTCCAGATCGCCGATAGGTGAGAACAAGGGCTGGATAAGAAACCTGATTTTGTACGAGGACGACCAGACCGACTATGACGATTCAATGTTTTTTACCTTCCGGCCCAACATAGTAAGGCAGCAGTTGGCGGCGACCTACGAAAAAATCCGTGTGATGGGTATGTCACATCAATACAGCTCTTTTTCACATACCGAAAACAATGTGTTTACCTTTGAGATCTACTTCAATGCTTTAATGATGATGAAGGAGCGTGCCAGGAGAGGAAAGGTAGAAGGTGACGAGCAGGCGAGAAACGATTTGGCGCTTATTTCACAGGAGATAGAGAAGAGCAGGCGTTTTTTGGAATCCTTGTTGCTGCCTTATGAAGAACCCAGTGGCACGATAGGCAGCGAGCCGCCGCCCGTGTTGGTTTTCCTTCCTGGATATTTTACCGTTCGAGCCAGAGCGTTGAACTTGACCTTGAATTTCACCGACTGCGATCCCAGGGGCAATATCAAGGAGCTGGCAATTAACGCTACTTTTGAGGAAGCGCCTATGGCGCGGATAACCATGCGCGATCAATTGGCGGCTGGCACTTTCAGGACGTGGGGTATTTAATATGCCAATGTTTGAATGGAGCAGGTATCGATACTGTACCCTGTTTACTGATGAAAGCACGGGAATATCCAAGCTAGACGAAAGGGAACCGTTTCGATATCGAGACGAGCCAGATAACCGATTCCACCGCGGCAAGGCCGGTGACAGTTGGTGGGGTTTAGCGCACAATTATTTTCAGGGTGTCCCAAGGGCTTGCGGGTTGTGGTGGTTGATCTGTGAATACCAGCCGACACCGGTTATCGATCCGACGATAGTCATATCTGAAGGGCAGTTGATCGTCATACCGCCGATGAGGGTTGTCAGGATGCTTGTGTTCTCGCGAGAAAGGCGCCGCTATCACTGATGCCGTTTGGTCATGCCACAGTAATAATCAGCCTTGTAGATGCGGAGAGCGACGATCTGGATCTGCTTAGCGAAGAGATGGAGAAGGCCATAACGGAAAGGCTAATTCGTTTTTCCTTCTCCGATCATTTCCGCAAAAAAGATCAATTGAAATTAACGTTTCGGAATGATGATTTCGAGTTGCTGGAAAATCCCATCTTCGCCAAGGGTCAGAAAATAGCTGTAACATGGGGATGGCCTGGCCAGACAGCTCCGCCAAGGCGTATGGTAGTTCACAAGGTAAAAGGTGGCGACCCATTAGAGGTTGAAGCGCTAGACACTACACAGCTTATGGACAAAGAGAAAATGTCCAGGGACTGGGAGAACGTTACAGACAGCGAGGTGGTCAGGGAGATAGCTGGCGAACATGGATACTATGGTCAGTTTTTGCATATCGAAGAGACTACAGACAGGCATGATATTTCCCAGAGATACCAGACTAACGCCAGGTTTTTGAATATGCTTGCGAGGCGCAACGGATACGAGTTCTATGTGGATGCGTCCGGCATGCACTGGCACGACAGGAAGCTGAGCGAAGAGCCTGTAAGGACTCTGATATACCGAGCAGATCCAGCACGTGGTGACATTTTGGAGCCACCTCAGTTTGATGTTGATCTATCGAAGGGAGTTTCAAGAATAAAGGTTGTCGCCAGAGACCCACGAACCAAGGAACTATGGGAGGTGTACGGCGGCCCCAATGATACGGAAATAGAAACACTGGGATTAGAAGATGAGATGGGTGATCCAGAAGACGCCGATCAAGGGCTTCGTGCGAACAGGCTTTCTAGGGTAGATGTCAGGAACATGGGAATCCTGACCGAGTCAGAAGCGAAGACGATTGCAGATGCCATGTACCGAGAGGCCGTAAAAGGCAAATACAAGATGAACTTGTCGGTTATTGGCGATGCTCGGATCGGAGCCAAGGTTCTTATCGATGTTTACAATATCGCTCCATCTTGGGACGGGCTGTACTACGTAAGGGAGTGCGAATCGGTGATAGAAGGTGGTGCGTTTCGGCAAGAACTAAAGCTGGAGAAGAGCATGCTTAGAAAGCTGCCCGTTTCCAAAAAGCGAAAGAAAGGCACAAAAGAAAAAGACAATCCTGTTGAGGCGACAGGAGAGAAGAAAGAGGAAGTAGGTTCTTTGCGAAGAAAGAGAATCCTCACAACAGATCCAGGTGGCAATGTTGTGTTGGCGAATTACTGGGTAGATGAAACAGGAACCGCTGTTGGTGATGTGGATTACGAGACTTCGGCATACATCGATCAGGAGGCGGATTTAGACTATCTGGCGACTATCGGCGCACAGTCTATAGAGCCAGACGCGGGGCAGTAGGTATGGAGAACACAGGTTTTGTAACAGACACTTTTTCTGGAGATGGCAAGGCGACCGGGTTGCGGCTGGGCAAAGTAATCGACAGGGACGACCCGGAGAAGCTAGGTCGAATAAGGGCGAAGATTCCAGGGTACATGGAACGAACTGCATGGGCCAGACCGAAAGGTGGTGGGTCGATGTATGAAGGTTCTGTAAGCGTGCCGCCGATAGATGCGGACGTTTACATCCAGTTCGTAAACGACAATCCGCGAATGCCGGTGTACGAGCGTGCGGACTATGGATACGTGGATGAGGAATCGGAAGTTTTTCCCGAGCACATAGATCCCGACGTGCATGTTTTTGGCATCGGGCCGTTTCGGCTTGTGTTGGACAATCGAGAGGGCCAAAAGACCATGCGCCTGAAGCTGGTGAAGGAGGTCGGCGGAGCAGAGGAAGACATCGCTTGGTTGGAGATGTCGGAAGAAGGCAACAGCATAGAGATAAGGGCTGCCAGTGCTATCGGGATTTATACCGATGCCATTATTGACATCAATGCACCGGTAATTCAGTTGAAGGAAAGAAAAGTTATGAACAACTCGAAGATGATAAGCTAGGGCCATGAGTTTTCCCCCGCCAAACCTATGCATTACACTGCCGGAAGTTCCCAGCGCGGAAGATATTTGTTTGCCTGGTGGCATCTGTCTTTCCTACGTCTGGGATTCTATCGGGAAGCTGCCCAGCTACGCCGATGTGTCCATGGATTTTTTCTCACAGATCGGACCGGCGCTTACTCCGTTGAAGCCATTTTTCGATCTACTAGACACCGTGCTGTCCATTTTCAAGTGTGTCACAGCGATACCGAAATCCATCCTGACCTTGAACCCCGGTGAATTGCTGAACTGTTTCCCGGCGTTGGCGAAGGCGGTGGATCAGGTCCTAAAGTTGATACCGCAGTTAAGTATACCGAAGATGATCAAGGCGGTTTTGAAAAACATGGCTTTGATGTTGCGGTCAATCGCGGACGAATTCGATTACCTTGGTAGAGAGTTTCAACGAATCGCAAGAGCCATAGACAGAGCGGCAGATCTGAACGATCCAAACATGAATGCCTATTTGGTATGTGCCCAAAACGATGCCGAAGGCGCTGCCTTGTCTACTGCCCAGGCTTTGCAGGGGATAGGCAGGATAATACTCTTGATAAACGTATTTATCGGTCTGCTGGGAGGTGAGGAGATTCCATGTTTCGGCAGTCTGGTTACTGATAACATTGATCAGTTAGATGTGGTTACCGATCTGCTATATACGCTGGCCGATCTGCTGGAGACTATGGCGAATGCCATACCTGACCCGGATCTAATACTATCGCTGGCGTTAGGAGATCTCAAATGTTAGGATTGTGTAATGGCTGATGAAACGGACATGAATGAATATGGTCAAGGTATCGTTTGTCCCTTTCAGCGTGATGGAAAGGGAGACTTCACAAACGATTTAGGGCTGGCTTTGTTGCGGTCAGACATCGGCGAGCTGATTGGTGTTATTGGACCGACTGCACAGCAACCTGGTGAGCTGCCGTGGAATACCGAGATTGGTTCTCGGGTGCTCATGCTGAAACACCGAGGTCTACACTCCGAGATGGTTCGTGCTACTGCCGAGCAGACGGTTGGCGCTGCGATCAGGGTTTGGGAGGACAGGGCTCGTGTGGGTCCAGTCGAAACCATCACAGACCCACTCGCGACAGAATTGCGGATACGAGCATCCTATATCCCTATCGGCAAGAAGGGCGGCAGCCAGCCCGAGTTTGTAGAATTAGGACTGCCAGAAAGGTAGGTCGGAATGGCCATACTGCCAGAGAATTTGGATTACAGCGACCGAGATTTTGAGTCAGTGAGATCTCGTGTATTCGATCTTATCTCTTCTGTGTTTCCGAAGTGGACGGTGACCGCCAGGGCTAATTTTGGAAACCTGCTTGTCGAGTCTTTTTGCTTCATTGGCGATGTTCTC